TGAGTTGTTCAGATAATTCAAAAGATATGTAGCACACATTCAATCCTGCCTGTGCCCAGTTAACTGCAAGGTTTTGCAAGAACAAACTCTTACCTGCCCCCGAACCGCCTGCGAAGATGTTTAGTTCTCCTCTGTTGAATCCACCAAACAGTTTCTTGTCTAGGTTCTGCCATCCTGTGCTGATCTGTCCGTTGTTGTCCTTGAGTGCTTCGAGTCGACCACGTGGATCTTCAAAGTAGTCTGTACCTAAGTCTCTTGTCAACCCAACGTTGACGGCTTCCTTGACCATGTCTTCAACAGGAGCATAGTCGCCCTTCTCCAACATGTCTGCTGATTGTAGTATGGCATGTTCTAGTGCTTTGTGTCTCGAGAATGTTTCAAACTCGTCCAGCAACCAATTGAAATGGCTGGGATCCAGATCCTTTGCTGATTTTAATTTTATGTCATACTTTGCGTTCACCTGTTCAACATCAGGCATGACTTTATATTCGTCCATGTAGTCTTTGACGAACTTTGCGATTGGTTGAAGTTTACGATCAAAAGATTCTGGTTTGAATATGTTCTGTGCCCGTGCGAATGACTCCGCATCTGCTAATAGCATCTCTATGTAAAGTTTCTGTACGTCAAATGTGTAATCGGTCATGTGTATAGTATACTACTTTTCTCTGTGATTTTCTATCATTTGTTTTAGTGTCCCCCACAGTAAATTTTGCAACATTTATCCGCCGACCTATATGATTTGGTTGAATTAAAGAAATTTCTAACTTTGGTATTATCTAGTATTTGGCTTATCGTATTATGTGCAATATTGTATGCTTTATTTGTGTGTCTAGGTGAGAAAATACCCTTATACCTGAATGCGAGCAGTCCTTGAAAACAACATGGATAAAAATTACCTTCCGAGTCTATGTACAAATTGTTATCAGGTTTACTGTTTTGTACAGTCATGCACTGTTGTTTTATTATCGACTCCTTGTCTGTGTTATTGGTTACCGCCAGCTGATGGGCGTACAATGGATCAACAAACTCTTCGTCAGGCATCAATTCTTTGTTCCACCACCTTTCACTTTTAACCAGTTTGAAGTAATCTATGCCTAAGGATTTGCTAAAATTTCTTGCTTCCTCTATCTGATGTTGGTTATGTTTGAAAACAATAAATTTCCAAGTGGTTTGTATTTCATGAGACGTGACTGTGTTTATTGCCTCGATTATCGATTTCCATTTGGCATTTTTCCTATAGAGATGATTTGTACTCTCCAGTCCATCTATGCTGAATTGTATGCTGTCATTTGGTGTCAGGATAGAACATAATTTTTGCCACCATTTTGTTTTTTTTCCACTGCCATTGGTTGTTATTGATATAGTGGCATTGATTTTTTTCAGCTCTGAACATAGTCTATGAAATTGGGAATGATAAATTGGATCTCCATTATTGCCACACATGTGTATTTTTGGAGAAGTGCCGTTTAAGAAGTTTATGATATGGTCTATGTTTATATCATGGTTCAAACGTTTTTTGAATTTTTTATGGAACCAAGTCCTGTCACACATCGGACATTCCAACACGCATTTGCTTGTAGGTTCTATATGCCACTTGATTTTATCCATGCATTTTTCTCTTTAGATCTATCTTCAACTTACTGGATTCTGTGGTCTTTAATATAGACTGCATTGTAAACAGCCTGCCATATTTGGCCACAGCGTCCGACACATCTCCGACCGTTTTATCCCACTCAGGGAATGCCACACTCCAACCAAACTCGATGGCTTGTGTTATTAGTTTCTCTCCGGAAACATCTCTGTCAGGAACTACAATTACCTTTCTACCAAGTCCGTTGATTAATTCTCGCTGTGTGTCATTTATCTCCGACCCCAGTATACTCACGCCAGAAATGGCGATTGCATCAAACGGTCCTTCTGTGACAATCACGAACTTCCTTGTCCAGTCCTGTGCGTCCATATTGAACACGTATCCAGGCCAAACATCTGTGTAGTACTTCACGCCCTCGGACTCCTCAAACATCCTACCTGTGAATCCAACAACATCACCACGCCAGTAAAATGGTATTAGTAATCTTTGATGAACGTCCCAAATCTTATCAGGTGAGTACATGAAGTCATACCAGTCTGCTCCTATACCCCTACCCTCTAAATATTTTAAAATTGTGTCTATCTTCTTCCATTGTGGCTCTGTGAGATCGTTGCCAATGTATTTTTCTAGCCAAACATCAAGTTTGTGTGTATTCTTTGGTAAATTTTTTTTGGCAAAGGTAACAAATTTTTGCTTTTCATATTTTACATCACCCTCTTCTTCACGCAGGGCTTCTATAGCCAATTTACGTATTGTTTCCTCTGGTATGCCTATGTAACCCATGAACTGCTTCATCTTGTATGAGAGCTTACGGCCTATCACATAACTGGTCTTAAATCCACAGTTGAAGCAGTGGTAACTCACAGTTCCGTCAGCGCTGGTCATTATTCCTCCACGTTTTTTCTTGTCAGCGGTCTCACCGTTGTGTACACAACAAGGAGCATCAAAACTTGTCCATCCAGATGGGGTTTTCTTCCTAGCCGCAGGCAGACTCGCCAGAATTGTAGATTGGATCAGGTTCATATCTTATATTTTACTGTCTATAAAGTATTTTGTCAATACGGCCTGTGGTACCGCTTGTACGTTCTGCCTTGAATCTAACGTTTTGGAAAACACCAGTGAAGTTGAGAGTTGACACACTTGACGCACCGCTGAGGCTGGTGCTGGTAATGGTAAAGTAATCATTGTCTGTTGGCGAAGTGCCAACCATTGTACCTTGCACTGTCAACGTGCCTGAAAAGTTATTAGGATAAATGGCTATTGTGTGAAGAGCCTTGTTGTTGTTGATACCTGGTTTAGCATCAATGTCGCTTGATATGAACACATCACTTGACAGCGTAAATGCTGACACGGAAGTGCTGGCAGTAAATTCTGGATAAGCACCATCAAGCAGTTCAACGGTGCCCCCGGCCGCATATCCCGTGTCTGCATATGTAACTTCTCTGCTTCCATCTGATTTAACTTCCCTTACGGCAAAATTGTAAAATTTTGCATCAAGATTAAGCAGATCGCCTTCTGTGATTGTGCACGTAGCATCACCCTTTGTGCTAACAGTAGAACCATCGTCTAGTACTGTTAACGTCTTGGTCAAAACTGATTTTTTGCTTTCAGAATCGATAAGATTAAATTCGTAGGTCTTAGATGTGATGTCCTGGGCTTTTTGGTCCTCATTCTTAAACGTGAATGTAATAGGATTGGATACCCCTCTGTGCAGTGTTAAACGCCTATCGTACACCTTTGAATTCCTCCCGTGGTAACCATTTACGTAGGCTATTACCAACTGTGATAGTAAATACCTTGAAACTGTTTGCATAGTACATATTTAACAGTATTTATAGATAGAGCATGAACGAAATTTTTAACACATTAAGGGATAAATTTCCATTCCTAAGTCTAATCCAGAAGGGCGATTTGGAGTATGTGGGTATTGTGCAGAACGAGGACACCAACGTCATCAGTTTCTATGATTATGGTAGGCTTATGCTACCGCAAGATAAGTTAAAATTCTTAAAATGCGGAGAAACCTGGTGGTACGAATCAAACCGTAAACTACCAATTAACATATTTCTCAAGGGAGAATTCCGTTATTTTAGATCTACGTTGATAACCTTGAATTCTAAAGATGTGCGAATAGTACATGGTCCTACAGTGAAGTTGTCTGAAATTTCAAAAAAACGGGTGAAGAGAAGAACCATCCAGTTAGTTAGAAGACCTATCTAATCTCTATTTTTTAAAATATTCTTTTCAAAGTACTTGGTTAGCGGATTGTCCGCTTGGTAACCGCGGTACTCTGTACGCCAAGATGATTTAGGTTTTTGTTTGGATTTTCTTTTGAGTTTTTTTTTAGGTTTTTGATGTTGCATCAAAACTATATTTAGCCCTCTGTATTAGATTCATCTGCACCACTATGGCCTGTGCGTATGCGACAGCGTGTGACTTTTTGAAGAAATATGATCCGTCTGCTGGTCGCACCCACACTTCTTTCATTATGTCTACCCAATCCTTGTGCATCAGGTATCTCTTCGCAGGACGTATTATGGCCAACACAGCCGCAAGTTGTTCTATGTTCTTTGGCTCAAGTTTGGACACTATATTGAAATGACCATTTAGGTGGAAAAGATTTTCCACGGTCTTTGGATCTTTCAATATATCCCAGTCTGGCTCCTGTATCATCAGTTCTACTAGTTCCTGCTCCGACTTAACGTCCTTGTAGATATTCACGTTCAGGCAGTCTATTTTGAAGTAGCCTCGTGCCTCGGCCTGTTTGTAATCAAGGCTCGCATGTCCTGTCACAGGGTGTTCTGGTACAGCATGGAAGTACACTCCTGTCTTGTGTTTCTCCGATTTGCCATCCTTAATCATGGATGCTGGTGTGTGCTTAAACAATCTTAGCACTCCATCCCTGTCAAAGAAATCAATGTCTACATCAGGCATTAGTGTAGGCTTCCTTTGTCTTTTGAATCATGTTTTATGAATTCTTCCTTTGATCCAGGAGATAACAGATCTACCACGTCAAGCATCTTCCGATAGCCCTCGCTGTTTCGTATCTCTTCGGTCATCTTCGGCATTATAATCTTGCCAAGTGCTCCGTCTGATTTAATTGTTATCGCTATGTCTCCATCTTCAAATTCTAAGTTTTCTGCGATCTCTAAATCTACTTTAGACAATTTTTGCCTCCCTCGCTGTGTCCTGTACAAGCATTAGGTCCGCTGGATAACTTTTCAACTTGCTTGGCCAGAAACTTGGATTAATAAATTTTTCAATCATCTGTAATTGTTCGTCGTTAAAAGATTTTAACATCCTTTTGCCTGCGTTGCAACCTAACAGCAACCACGGACTTATCTTACCCTGTTGTATGTGTGCCACCGCCCTGTTTGTGTTGACCAGCCTGAAGTAGTCTGACCATTGTGCGTTCTGTTCCGTGGCCCAGTCCATCATTGTGGCTATACTTCTTTGCAGTGCGGCTTCCACTGGTTCGGTCTTCAGTGCTTCCACCAAGTACATCTCATAAAGGTCATCCCTTGACCAATGATCTAACTTGACTTTTGATTGCAAAACATAGTCTATGTATTTGTCTGGATACAGTGGATTGATGTGCATGATGAATCGACCAAACTTCACAAATGCATTGTAATATGCACTTTTTACGAAGTCGTCATAGGTTTTTGGCTTTGAATTATGTTGGTGTATCTGATAAAATCTCTGGAACACCATAAACGCATTGACAACCCATTTCTCGTCACGTTGTAGATATCTTCGCTTTGGTTCACATAGGTGTACTTGCAATGTTCTTGCCTTTGCGAACTCTTTCCCACAATAGGTGCATTTATTCGTTGATACCATGTGCTTCAATCAATTCCTCGAGTTCTCTGTCTGTTATCACTTTGTCCAGTGTCTCCAAGTCCGACTCTTTCCATGTTGGATATATCTGTTGCAGTTTCTTTAGACTCTTGTTTGGCACACGTTTCATTGGTTTGATCCATGGGTGGAACTGTTGTTGGAGTGCACCACACATAGCGGTCAGTATCCATAAAAGTTTCTTGTGTTTGCCTAGTGTGAAACAATGTTTATTGACGCACTCGTTGATCATTTCTATGTAGTGTTCAACAAAGAAGGGGTCTTTAGATGAAACATTTGACACGTATCTCATCAGCATGTATGGCGAGTACAAGGATTTCTCTTTATCGTCTATCCTATCAAAGTAGTCTTTGTTGCGAAAGTCTACTGCCTTGAGACCGTTCCTTAAATCAAAAAATTTTTTATTTTTTCCTACCGGCATATTTAAGTCCAAACATTGTGCATTCTTTTGCAGTTACAAATGTTAATTTTAATTTCCTTTGTTTGTGTTGTAAACCTGAAAGTTTGAATTTATGTAAATGTATAAAGTCAAAAAAGTCGTGCATCCATTTTTCATCCATCCATACAGCAATCTTGTTACTGGTTATCATCACAGGTGCATGTATCGTGATTGACTTTCTACCAGACCAAGCCATAATCGACCTGTTCACATTGTCTTGATATATCCTTCACAAAATATGCACACAGCGGTTTTGAACCATTTCGTAATGGCACCGCCAACATCTGTCCTGATTTGATTTTTGGAAAATACCATTTTACTTCTGTGTAGACATCTACAATATCTATAGGTAAAAATTCTGGTTTGGCACTTGATAATGGATTAAATGTAAACGCATCGAATCCTCGATCATTTAAACTTGTAATTGGTAAAACATGCATCTCTGACTGGCCGGCCTCGCCAATCAGCATTTTCCAATCCAATGGCATTTTAATTTTGTGATTGCCTATTTCTAATACTGCCGCTGGTGCATTGAAACTTTCTAGGAAGATCAAAGGTATGTAGAAGAAATCCGGGTTGGTGGGATCTGAATTGTCTAATACCGCAAATCGCAATTTTTCATCAACCCATTCTGGTATTTTTTCTAGCGCGTATGTTCTGTCATCAAGTGTAAGGATTTTCATAATTTATCTTTTCTATATTATACGGATAATTGGCCTCTTTGTAAAACTTTTTTCTTTGTCCTAGGTGTCTTTTTGCAAATTTGCAACTGCTGGTTATGTCCCAGATCTGTACGCTGTCCTTATCCTCGGCTTTCCTTATACCACGTCCTATGCTCTGAATCACTCTAACAAAAGACTTGCCTGGTTCTATAAGGACAAGATTAAAAATCCTAGGAATATTAATGCCAACAGCGGCAACTCCATATGTGGCAATAATAACTTTATTCTGGCTAGTAGATACTTCATCGTATTGTTCCTTCCTGTCTGTGTTTTTGGTCGATCCTGACACGAACACCGCATCTTTGATTTTCTTTTCCAAGATCTCACCTGCTGATATACGATCAACGAGAATCAGTGTGTTTCCTGATGTTGCGATGTCCTGTATTGTTTTTGCAACCCAACTCATCCTTGTTGTGTCTGTAGTGAGCCATTTCAATTCTTCACCATAGGTTTTGAACTGTGGGTGATCCTGCGTCTGTAAGACATTGACGTGACAGTTGGCTAGCACACCTTTGTTTTGCAGTTCACTTGCTTGTATCCTGTTTGCAACATCACCTATGCTACACTTGAGACCCATGAATTCATAGTCTGCCTTGGGCACCGTTCCTGTGAGTCCCCAACGTATGCCACAGTGTGCAAAAGGTCCGGTGAGCAATCTTTTCAACACGTCTGCTTTGGCCATGTGGACCTCATCGATAATCACTGTGTTGATGCCTTGTATTGCTTCGAGGAAATCTGTTGTGTGTTCATCCTTACTTTTCTTTTCTAGCACGTTCAGTGATTGCCAAGTTGCAATAGTGTTGAATCTTCCCAGTTCCTTCCTGTCTCCGTAGTATACGCCTACGTCTAGATTACAAGCAAGGAAGTCCTCCTCGGTCTGTGTCACAAGACTTTTGTTCGGTACTATTGTAAGAGTCCTGCCATACGGTTCTACTAGTTGACACAGTGCGGCTGTGATTATGGTCTTTCCTGCTCCTGTGGCTATCTCCTGTATGCATTGTGGGTTCTCGATGAATTTGTTTATTGTTTCTACTTGATAGTCTCGTAACTCTATCGGCTGTCCTGCACAAGGGTGTGTGTCCGGCCAAGTTATGTGTGCGAGGTAATCTTTGTCCACTGCTTTGAACTCAAAATTGTGTTGTAGTCTTTTATCCTCAAAGTCCACGTACACACCGCCCTCTTCCAAAATTGGCAATATCTGGTCAACAAGGTTAAGATATGTTGTACCTCCAAGTCCAAAGAAACTGACCTTGCCGTCCCATCTGCCCAGTTTTACAGCAGGCAAATGTCTCGCGTATGGTATCTCATATTTGAATTTGTTGGAGAGTCTCTTACGCCATTCGAGGCTAAGGTTCTCGAACTTCACATTCACTTCGTCTTTTATTACTAGTTTACAACTGCTCATTCTAAAGTTTTATTATAATATGATCATGCCAATCCCAACTACTTGGTTGGTGATCACTATAATACAACTTTTTTGGGAGATTTTCAAGTAGTCTTTTGAGATTATCAGTACCAGTGGCGTAGTAACCACCGCCGAGAGCAACCAACGATGCTTTTGGTTTTATTTTGCTTTTGATCAGAGCCCTTGGTATTCTGTTACGCACAAATATTATTTTGGTATCTTTATTAATTAATTTGAATTGTTTACTCATTTGGTGTAGTTCATACAAATTCTCAAAAAATTCTTGTGACTTCTGATTGTCTAGAAGATAGGTTCTTTCATTGTGTCTATCCACATCTTTTTTGAAAATTGGTTCCCTTACTTCGAACCCCCAACTGCATTGTTGTAATAAATCTATGCCGTGTGATCTGAAAGCGTTCATCCATTCCCAGAATTCTTGAACGTCTGACTCCATGTGTATGTCGCCACTTACAGGCATCATCAATGGAAAGCAATCAAGTTCTATCAATCCTTTCACAACTTCCTTCTTACTGAAAGTTTTTGAGTCTATCCAAAGTTTATGATATTTGCTATGTGCGATTTTGGATCCTATTGACGTCTCTGCTGATACACGTATGCCTTGGGTTGAGATGTTGAAATTTTTTAGTGAATCAACTTGTGTCAGAGCAGATTTACCTTTGAGATTCTCGTTCCAAAAATCTTGTAATGATTCTGGTGCATTTTGCAAGACAATTTCTCCTTCAATCAATCTTGCAGATGTTTGCTTATGACCGATTATTTCTTTTTTAATTGCTTCATAATCTTTCAACAAACTATCATCCACAAATTTGAAATCATATCTCGCGGCTATCAATGTGAGATAGTATGCCGTGACATCTGTGTGCAAGAATGTCCATTTCTTGGCCTCACCGTCATATTGACTGTATCCAGCGGGGAAGTCTCTTTTATCTTTCAAACACCTTATCAATTGGATAACTTTTTTGTTGTATGGGAACCTTAGTTCTATCTTGTCAACGCCGTCCTCGTCAGTGTACTTCTCTATGACCTTGTCAAAACTTATCACCCTGAATTCATGATCATACATGGGATTGTCCAGCAGTGGTTTGATGTCCATACCATGCGCCTGGAATTTAGTCAGGTATCTCTTCAGAATCACAAGTGCTAGTCTGGCCTGCTTCTCTGTCCATGCATATTGTGATTCTGCCAAAGATCTCACAGTCTCATGATCCTTTGGATGTGGCTTTATCAGAGTATTTGGTGCTTCTGCCCAAAGAAAATCATTATATGCTAGTATTTTAAGTGCTTCGTTAATTGTTTTTGGCAAATCTGTGTGCATTTTATCCATGGTATTTTAGGTAATTATTAGTATATTATAGCATAATTGGTAATATTGTCAACTATGAAAAAGACAAAGAACAAAGTGGTAAACGTGAGGAAACAACTTAAGGTAAAGTTGGAAAACACGCAACTACGATATAAAAATTTGAACGCTTTCAGGCCAACCGAACAGCAGGCATACTATTGGTTTAGGTATTTGAACCGTGCTTTGTTCAACAGTAGATTACCAGTTGTACCAATACACGTGAAAAAATTACACAAGGATTGGGGTAGATGTGTTGCTAATTGGGACAACAGGAAAACTCCCAAAGGCAAATTTGATCAGAGAGTGATCCCTTACCATATTGATGTTGACTTTTTCATTGAAATACATTGTAAATTTCCAAAATGGAAAGATTTCATAGAAACTTTATCCCATGAAATGGTGCACTTATATCAGATGACCTGGGTACAAGATCCTTATGCCAATCACAATGCCAACTTCTTCGCATGGAGAGGAAAGTTTAAACGTGCCGGCCTAAGACTGGCTAGGTGCTAGGACCTTTTCAAATTCCTCGTAGGTTATAATTTTACTGTTTCCGAGATCGGTACCTGTCTGTAAATTGTTTAGGTAGGCCGGAGGATTATCATGCACTACTGTGAAATCACAGTATGGTCTCATTTTTAAAATATCCCTGAACTGTTTTAGCCATCCTTCAAATATTTGATCGCTGTCTCTCTCACCGTAATTTTTGGTATCCTGATATATGTTGTTGAGTTGACCCTTGCCATACTCTCTGAAATCAAATCCAAGCAAGTATATGTTTTTATGTCCATGAACAGCGGCAGTCCAAAATGCGGCATTCCCGGAAATCCAGTGTGGATTGTTTGGTATGAGGTGGAGCATGCCTTTGTGTTGTTTCCTGTTGACCTCTAGCGCAGGGGCATAATGTATAATCTCTTTTCCCACACCATTTTCACACATCTCGGCAGTGATGAGTCGGTCAACGCTGAATATGAAATCTGGCATGAAGTCTCTGAACAGTGCGTTACATCCATAAGTCTGTCCAGTTGGTGTAAGCAAAGAAAGATCGAAGTGTTTCCTCGAAGGACCGTTACCTATGATGTAAGCATTACCTCTAGGCACCGCTTTTACTCTGTCCTCATAGAAAGCAGTTTCTTGGATGCGTTTGCCTTTTCTAATTATGGTGTTGATAATTACAGTTTCGCCCTCATAAGGTTTCCACTCGATTGGTTGTATCCTAGTCATCAAATGTATCTCTGTAAAAGCCTTTCTCTTATTCTTTGCCATGGTAAACCTTGTTCTATCTCGTCTTCAAACCATTCTGTGTAGGCCAACCTGTTTGCCCATGATTGTCTGTTTGGCATGGCCGGTTTGTTTATGTCAAATAAATTTGTGTTGCCAACATCATGGCAAAGACTAGATTCTGACACAAAGACAGGTATTCCATTGATCACTGCCTCCATGGCAGGGTTACTGGAATGGTTCACAACCGCCCATGTCCTTTCTAATGTTGCACGGAAGTCTGTGTCGTCATATGTCCTAAAATCCCTCTTGGGAGTTCTAAATTTTACATTTTCAAATTTGTTTTCATCGAACTGTATCGTGTTTCTGGGGTGTGGCCTAACAAGTATGGGTCTGTTGGTATATTTCCTTATTATTTGTATTTGTTGTTCTATCCACAAAGACATCTTAGGCAATCCTTTCCATTGTTCGGATGTGTCATGTTGTCCGCAGAGTACGATTAAATCTCCAGTGGGGTTCCACGGTCTCATTTCATGCTTGAACAGTGGCCACCTTTTGTCATCGAATTGGGCATTGGCAAAATCTGCATCTCTGTTTATCCCGTTGATTCCTACTTTGTAAGTGAGGTTCCTCCGCAATCCACCCACTTCCAGCACAATTACAGGACGCCCAGATTTCCTGTATCTTTCCCAGATTTTTTTGTAAGATGCCATACGTCCATGCCACAACACACTCCAAATCACTGCCACGTCACCGTTCGTCTCACGGTCAACGTGAACCTCGTCACCTGTGTCTCGCATTGATTGTATGAACTTTTTGAAAACACTCTTGCTATTAAGTGGACCGTGCATTGGCCATGCTTCTATCCTCATCAATTGCCTTGCTTTCCTTTTGCTACTTTGCTTATTATATCTTCTGCTTGTTTTGGATCAAACTTGATACCGCTGAAAGGGTCATATGATTCTACATTTTTCCAATAATCCTCATTTCTATCACCACGTAAATCGCTTTTGCTACTTTTACCTTTGACTTTTCTTTTTCCCTTCATGTGGTCAACGTAGGAACCCAATACACTGTTTATGAAAACATGATGACCTTTCACTCCAGCACCCTTGCCGATATCCACGCCATCGTCGGGAGCAATTCTTCTGACACATTGCCAAAAAAGATAACTGTCGTGCCATTCTAGTTCGTCAAATATTGTGTCTTTCACATATAGACTTGTCCAATAGTCCATAAATTTTTTCAGTTTAGTATGATTCCTGTTGTAGCACACCCAACCGCATTCGGGATACTTTTCACCTCTGCCCAAGAAATTTACCATTTTATTGTGTGGTAGTAAGCCAGTAACAAACTCTTTGCTGATTTTCCTAAAGGTGTATGTGTCTGCATCCAACCACAGCAGATACTCTGTGTTGACTGTCTTCAAAGCATGGTCCACTGCAAAAGTCTTGTGTGCGAACCTAACAGCGTCCCATAGGTATGATCCCTTGCCTCTGTCATTCTTTCCTGCATTGGGATTTCTCCTTACTCCGCCTACTATCTCCTGCACTTCACCGTTGGCCACTGGATCATTTCTGTGCCTTGCTTTGAATTTCACAAGTTCGGGATTGGCTTCCTCGATGTTTATGAAGTTCACTTTTGGATGTTCGAAATCTGGTCTAGTGCCTTCATGATAGGCATGCAGTATTACATCATCCGGCCAAAATTCTACATGGCTTTCGATCATTCTTTTGGCATAGGCTGTCCATCTGTTGGGTGGAAATGTGGTTACTACCGAAAGTGTTGTCATTTTAAGCCTAATTTTGATTTGAATCTTTTGTACACTGTGCCGTCTCTGATTTCTTGAATGCTCCACATCTTATAACCAAGATCATGCACCCATTGTGTCCTGTCAGGGTACTCGGGTGTCTCGATGTTGTTTAGGTCTTTGTTACAGACGTCCCAACATATTGCAAGGTCCGATGTGCAAAAAGTAGGAATACCGCGGATGCAACTGTCAGTGCTGGCGGTGGAATTGTGTGTCACAACTGCATGGGCATTTGCTATTGCTTCCTGAAAATGAAATCTGTAAAACTTTTTCTCATCACCCGCAAAATGTTTTTGTATATACTGAAGTTCTATGTCCTCGGGTAATTCGTCACGTCTGTCTACAATGGTTGCAACATGGTTAGGATGTGGACGCACAATGAAAGGTCTGTCTGTGGCAGGACGTAACTTTTCGTAAACGCCATTAAACCATGCTATTGGATCTAGTTCATTCATGCTCCAGTTATCTTTTGGTTGTAATACAAATATTATTGGATCACCTTGGTTAGATCTACGCCATGGTTCGTACTTAACTTTGAATTTTTTCACCATCATTTGCCATCTATCATCGGGACTGTTGTCTGACAGGAAGTCGCCGTCGTTCATTGGTGTGTAAAGTGATACTCTGAAATGGTGTTCTGGTGAGGTAGATACATTGCCAAAACTGGATAGTAGTCCTCCATCGAATGTTATCAATGGTATATTATTTGCCCTACAGTTATCGGCTAGTTCTCTACGTCTTCCTTTGGTATGGTGCATCTGCCTGTCGCCACCATAGCCAAACATTGCGGCCATTGGTGCTGTGGGAGTCATCTCTCCTTCAACGGTCGGTCCAGATCTTTTCTCATTTACGATGATTGCTTCGTCGCCCGCGGCTTCTATGCCTTCTTTAAGATGGTAAAGTAATTCATAACTGTTGCCACGTTTTCGATCTTTCACTGTTCTTCTAAATATCTCAACCTTCATTTAACATTCTCCATGCTGTGCCGTTTGCCATTTCCTGCAGACTCCAGTTATTATATGCTAGACAGCTGAATAATGCAATCCTATCACCATATTTAGGCGTTTCGATCTTTGAGAAATCAGTCTCTGATATTGGTGCCGCCGCCGAGTTTATTGGATCACAGAACACAGGAACACCGTTTTCTAAACTCGCAATCATTGTGTTAGAATTATATGTGACTGTGGCATGATATTGACTCCAATTGATGTTTCCCTTGTGAACGGTCGGCCTGTCGATTTTAACCGTAGCACCCACGTGATCTACTGCCACTGTTGGGTTGTAAGGTTTCTCTCGGATATCGATCTCCCTGTCGGTATTTTCCTTCAATATTTTCAATGTGTGATCTAACCAACTCTCCACTCCGAAGAAATTCGAAATAGCATTTGTTGGTGGAAGCACTAGTATTTTTTTGCCTTTGTTCCATTCTTTTATTTCTTTCTTGAAATATTTTTCATATCTGTCTGCTGATCTTTTTTGCATCACATTCTGGCAATGCTTGTTTTTTGTTATTCTAAGCCAGTGGGGTCTGTCATGTGCGTTTGTAAAATAACCATGATCCATGAAATAAAAATTTTTATTTTCTTTTTCACACCACTTGTACACTTCTCCTGAACCTGCAAGTATACCATACATTGTTAGTTCTTCATCTGGCAATCTTTTCATATCTTTGAATTGATAAATTTTTCCATTGCCTGTGCCTTTTACAAATGCTTCTACATATCGTTGGGTTTTTGGTTTAGTTGTGTGTATACCTGATATCATATTTCATTCACTGTGAACATGCTGTTTCCACTTTGTCTACTATATTCGGCAATTATGTTGACACTCCTTCGATACCGTGTAGCGTCAGTGCGAGGTGTAACTCCGTGTATCGCATGCGGTGAGTTGTTCAGAAACATCACAAATGTGTTTGCCCTGTAAGGGACTGTGGTATGTACCTTTCCTAAATCCTTATCAAAAATTTGTCTTCCTTTTTTTATATCCACATCATTTACTGCATTAACTGAGCTGTAAATTTGGAACTCACCGCCTTGTGCTTTATCATCTGCAAAAGGCATATATAGAAGTCCAGCATAAATTTCCCTAGGGTTGTCAATGTGAGGAGTACGTGTGGTAGCATTGATGGGCTTGTGCATCACAGTCTGGCAGTCAGTCCAAATCATATCTGATTTTTTGGCCCAACCTCTAGCACTCAACGTTGGATTTTCATGTTTTATGTGATTACTGAAAATATTTTTTACTTCATTGAAAAAATTTATGCTAGTGTGGTATTTGGTAAAATCTTTCCATAATTGTGAAACTCTGCCCTTCTTTAACATTTCGTCAGCTTTTAATCTGTAGCACACACCGTCATCGTAAGGATCTGTAGTAAGCAGTTGTTCCTCAGGCCATTCATTTGCTAGTTGATCATATGTTTCTTGTGGTAACGCATCTTCTATAATGAAGTGTGGATAAGGATCTAAAACCACACTTGGTGGTTTTTGCAAAACTGATATCATTCTAAATGCTCCATTATGTCTGGAATATTGATCTTGAAGTGGATCATGTCACTGAATCTCTTGACCCCTGGAAGTTTGTTTCCACGTACACGAGGTATCTGTTCGACATCTGCTAGGTATAACTTGTGATCTAGGTCTAGATTGTGGGATAGCAACGGATAAACCTTTTTGTGTATCATGTTCTTATCTTGTATTTCGATTACTTTTGTTCCAGGTTTGCACCATAATAAATTGACAAGGCCAGCGCCGTGGGCCGCAAGGATGTGGCTCGCCTCTGCGAATGTTTTCATTTGGTCCTTTATGCTAAGTTTTTCCAACTCCACAGTTTCCCATCCTTTCAATTTAAGTAAAAGTTCGTCTGAGTTGACCAACCTCCTTGTTTTTGCTCCAGGACGCAGGACAACTATTTTCTTTGTTGGTTTAACATCTTTTAGGTCAACCAACCCTTTTAAATGCCTTAACCATGGAGCCAAAGGTGGCACAATAATTCCATCTTTGGAATTACTAAGGCTAGGAACGAGCAGGTGTTTGAATTGCCAAGTCTCATCTTTGGGCATGACTACAATTTTGACGTCGGGAAAAAGTGCCTTGCAAACTTTTTCAAAGTAAGCACTATGATTTGCAAGTATAAAACAGAATCTAGAAAAATTCGTGGCCCACCTCTTTTCAAGTAATCTAAATTTCGATATAACATCGATCCATATGTGCCATGGATTACCTTTACTGTCATCGTCTACGGGTAGCCACACGTATAAGTGTTTTTCATTAAAACTTTGTTTGACCGGAGGTAATTGTAGGTCCACAGTGTCGCCCCATTCGGTCCAGAGTTTGTGGCTCTTGTTTGGCTTGTGTCTACTCTTGTGTGTCAACTTCCACACGTGTTCAGTAATCAGTTTGTTCTCCCTGGTCAGTAACAAAGGGCAAGTGTGTACTTTACAATCATGAAACTCCGCTACGAACGTTGGTAAACTTCTAAAGTGTGGATCGACTGATTCATGATAGGGCACGGCGTAATTGTATTCTGGATCAACCATCTCCGATCGATCAAGGAAATACTTCAATGAGTTAACATTTTTTACTGGCATTTAATTAATAATTATGTTAAAATAAACTATTATGATATTATTTTCAAACGGTTACAGTTTCCTAGCACCGAGACCAAAGGACGGAGTTGACACATTACAACTTATAGAATTTATAGATGCTAACAATTTACGCGCCATTTAGCAATAAAAAAAGTAAGGCATGGGAAGTATTCAACAGTGTTGAGAAATCCTGGCCAGATCAAATCACAAAATTAGACAATGCTGTTGAAACAGATCCTGTAAGCAACAGCATGTTCTGGGGATTTGTTGGCAACAACAGACAGATGGTGCAAAAGTTAGATGCACGTAATCATACCTATTGGTTCACAGACACACCATACTTTGGAAGATTTGACAACAGTAACCTAAAGCCGGATAATCACTACTGGCGTATTTGTAAAAATAGAATACATGTGCCTTACTTGAAAGATTGTAAGTCCGACCGATTTGAAAAATTTGGACTTAAGATAAAGGCACCAAACTTTGCAGGCAAACATGTCTTAGTTTGTCCTAGTTCCACAGGCATACACCAATACCTTAACAAGCCCAATTGGACAAACGAGACAATTGAACAGATCAAGAGATACACGGACAGACCTATCAGACTTCGACACAAGCCTAGGGGCAGGGGTACATCAGGACCAAGCGAGGCCAAGGTACCCCTATCCGAGGATCTGAAGGAGGCATGGTGTGTGGTGACCAGTTGTAGCATCGCGGCAGTTGAGGCCATATGCGAAGGCATACCTGTCTTCTGCGATGATATAAGTTTTGCCGTAGATGTTGGCAACGTGGAACTGTCTGACATTGAGAATCCATACTATGGCGGTCCGGAGCCTTGGCTATATAGCCTAGCCTATCAGCAGTTCACTCCGGAAGAATTGGCGAATGGCACTGCTGTTGAGATATTAATTGACAAAGGAATTTTATGACACCGAAATTTTTATTTCCATCTATGAACGATAATTTTATTGCTGGAATCAAAAACGATTCATACCAATACGAAACTAGGAAAGCAGTGTTAGAAACTTTAGATAAAATTGGCTGTAAGTTTAGACACTGTGTGGATGGAGGTGCTCACGTTGGCACATGGAGTGTAGATTTAGTGAAAAGGTTCCAGTGGGTACACGCTTTCGAGCCAATAACAGAAGTCGCCAACTGTTTTAAAAAAAATATTTTAGAAAAAAATTACACATTATATAATTTAGCACTCTCTAGCAAAAAAGAAAAATTGAAATTCAAATATGACAGTAATCAAAGCGGTGCAAGTCAGCCTAGTATCTTAGGTAATGTGACCTGTCTTGCCTGTCCATTGGACGAATTGAAATTACAAGATATTGATTATATAAAGTTAGATTGCCAAGGTATGGAAGAGCAAATACTGAACGGTGCCAAAGAACTAATAGTGTCTCAAAAACCAATCCTACACCTTGAGATGAAAAATTCTTCTTTAAAAGAGTTCAAAACTGATAAAAAAACTTTAACTAACAAAATAATAAAACTAGGATATCAACAAGTAAGGAAGATTGTCAACGAAGTGATTTTTAAACCGATTTAAGAACTAAAGAGATTTACAAGTTCTTTTTTCCAATCATTTGCATATTCACAGTCACGATAACCATCAAACCATGGTCCACCTTCGGTGTAATGCAGGATCTTGGGTGTGCCGTCGTTTGGTTCCTTGTACCAACCAACCAACCAATTGTATTCTAGTGGCAATGAACCTATATCATTGTCCTTCAACCAACTGAATCTATGTAGAAACTTTGGTGATTCTTCGTTCAATAGTTCCGGTGTCAAAATTTTGTTCTTCGGGTGTTCACAGTTCCATAATACCATGCTTGACCAGTTCTTCCTAGGATAAGAAGTTTGTACCTGTCCGTCCATCTTTGTGGTTTCTTTTGGTGAGTAATCATGCTGAACACATACAACTGCTTTCCTTGGGTCCATGAACTTGACGAGATCGTGTGCAGGAACTTTCCATAGAAAGTCACAGTCGCAGAACACTGCCCAGCCCTTGTAGTCGTTGAGGTAAGGCACGAAAAATCTAGTAAACGTAAATTCGGTAGATGCGAGTTTGTCTTTCTCACGTGTGTATATGCCTTGTGCCCGCATATCGTTCTGTTTCAGAGGGATCACTTCTGCTGATGGATCTCTGCGTTTGATCGAATGTTCGCATACTTGGTACGCGATATCCTCTCTGCTGTCCCAACCTACGTATATCTTCATTTTTTCCCTGAAACTATTTGGTGTATCTCTTTCCAATTACTTACACGTATTACCTCAGGATGATCAAAGTCTCGATTGTACAGATGGTCGATTAATATAGGCTTTAAACCGTATTTGAGCCCGGCTACAGCGTTGTTTGGCTTGTCCTCGACCCAATACAGTCCGGTATCGTGAAATTCCGCTAATGCGCTGTCTTTGTCCGCTCCTGTGCCAAGAATATGATAATTTGTAAATATGTGTTCGCCAAAAAGTTCTCCCAATCTTCTCTTACGGAGTTGTTGTGCCGGTATGTCTGATGTTTGAGATGTTATAGGAATGAATGTCCAACCTTCTGCCGCCAGTAATTTCACCCAAGTCTGTGATTCTAACATAGGTCTCTGTGTGCCCATCCAGGCACTCCTGTTGAACTCTCTTATGTGTTTTCTAATCTCATCCTTCGTAACACCAAACCTCTCCGCCATTTCATACGTATTCTCTTTGTCTGGTATTAATTTGTAGGGATGGTAACGTACACCTCTCTCGTTAAAAAGTGTTTTCTGCAACATCCATTTTGTAAAGTGATGCTCCCATTCAAGAAGCACACCGTCTACGTCTGTGAGTATAATCCTATTTGATGTCTGCATCTTCCATTCCCGCAACCCTCAATTTTACAATGTTTGTGATCTGCCATTGTTTTTGATCCAGTCCCTTGGTGATGCCTAGCCATTGATTCCTTATCAATGCGAAGTCATTTATTATCTTGTCCATATCAACAACGTCATCCTCACCGTCAACATACTTCTCTGCGTCTCTGCTTG